CTTTCTTATCTGCTTCAAATGTAGCCAGAATATTACGTGACATCACGCCTTTTCCTTCGAACCAGTTTTTCTTCTGCAGATAAGATCTGTAGATGTTATTGGTTGCAACAATCGCCGTTGTAGTACCATCACCAACCGCAGTATTCATACGACCACAGATTTCGGTCATCATATTAGCGATTGCCTGATTGGTATAGGTCTTTGCAACGTTTGTAGATAAACTGGTTGCAATGGTGTAACCATCTTTTGTCACATGTGAAAATGGATGACGGTAAATCAAAGTTGGTGCACCATATGGACCAAAGGATTTTGCGAGTGTCTCAGAATAAGAGTCAAAGACCTGCTTTGCAGCTTCTTCAAACGTGTCTTTTGAAATGACGTTTAATTCCACTGGATCTAACACATCATGTTTGGGTTCTTCCTCTGCTTTTTTGAGATCTTCCCCCATGCGCTCCTCGCGCCATTTCCTACACATATCTGCAAGTTCAGAAGCACGTGCATCGCACATACGTGTATGCTGTGTAATTGCTTCGATGAGTTCTTCATTTTGTTTTTTATTTCCAAAAAACATAAGTAGCCTCCTTTTAAAAATTCGTTAAATTGGTGTTACCATGATTATTAATGTCGATTCGCTTCTAGGATTCTACCAGTAGCGGGATCAATACGGTTCCCATCGTCATCTAATAACTCTGGAATTAATAAGTTATTGAAAAAAGACAGTCGACAAGTATGATCTTTGAAGATCATATCTTCATCGATTTTTAAACCATCGTTTTCATCTTCCATAAAGTTGTATCGAAATCCATCAGCAACTAACACCGATGCGAAGTCGATACGTCCAACGGTAACTAAGTCAGAAACTTTTGTCACATCAGATAAAACATACGTAGCGTCCTTGTTAATGCCTTCCAGAGATTTTCCAAAATCTCCATATAAGAAATCAACGTCGTTTGTGTACTCCTGTTTTACCTGTGCTTCTAGTAGTGGATCTTTGATCTTTCCTCCATAGATGTAAATGTGTTTAACCATCCCTTTTCCATCATGTAAGAGATTTAAAAAAATATCATGGAAGTTCAAGGTAACATTTCTTGCATATAACTGGGAGATCTCCCCGATATCAAATAAGAACTGATCTAATACCTTTTCTTTTTCTTCCATTGACTCAAATGGTGTTTTACATGGTAGATCAAGTAAGAAATTCTGATGTTGTCTCATCACATACCATTCGTATAATTCGTTTCCGTCCATCGTCTTTAAATAAGACAGATCAAAAAAATCATCGACTGCATCTGTTTTGACAAGACACTGTAACGTTGCAAACCACTGCGCACGTAGCACATCATGGTATTCGATGACCAGAGATTTGGAATTTACAAACATCTCGTCATAGGCACGATATACTTTCATAACTGGATTCTTCATGAGGGTTCTCCTTTCTATTCAAAAAAAAAGAAATGGACTAACTTTTCAGCTAGTCCATTTCTAAGGTTTATTAGTTGAATGGGAATGCGTCGTTCATATCCCCACCCATGTTTAAATCAGCTGGCGGCATAAACGCGTTATTGTTACGATTCTGATAACCATTATTATTGGAGTACTGGTTATTTCCATACTGATTTCCACCGCGTCCATACGCTGCATTGTTGCCAGACATACGGTTGTTTGCATAAGAACTGTATACCGCATTTCCGAAACGGATTGCATGAGAAACAGAGAGTGGTTTTACACCAACGGCATCTAAACACTCAACGAATTTGTCAAGATCTACATAAGTCTCGATCACCGGCTCGGCTTCTCCATTTAAGATGTTAAAGTCTTTTAATACCTCGACCGGACGTAAGTTCATATCTAAGAAATTATTTGGTGTTCCTGTAAAGGTTTCAGATAACTGCCAACCAATACGGATAAATGGATTGGTTCCATTAAATCCTAACGTAAACAGTTTTCGTTCTCCGGTATTGGTACGGATTTTTACAGAAATACTTTTTGGAGTTCCTTCCAGAATGGCTGGTCGGAGTGTCTTTTCATATTCTTTTTTCAAAGCGACGCACTTTTCGTATGTGAGTGATGTACGGATATGGTGTGAAGAATCGTTGTCGTACTGGGACAAACCATTCTCATCTGGTTCTCCAACAGCTCTTGCAAACTCTAAGGACAGGAATCTGTTCCAGCATTTGACAGTAAGCTGTGCTTCCGGAGAATATACGGTAGTAAGTGTTGTGTTGATGTTAGGACCTGCGCCCTGCTGATTGTTGTTGTACGGCATAATCAGTACCTCCTTAAATATAATAATAGATTTTTTATGTATCAGTCAAATAATATAACACTACAAATTAAAAGTTCTTAATTAATCTTCTGCGTCATCATCTGTTAAATCGTCTTCTGCGTCTTCGCCATCTTTAATAATTTTTTTCAGTTTTTTACGGTTATCGTATTTTTTCAAAATGTGATTTCTTAATTTAGATTCCAAAGTATGACGGAAATCTTCATCCACCATTTCAATGTAATCAGATACAAAGTTTCCGGTGATCTCAAATAGGTCATACTGTTCGCTGACGAATTCCAGTTCCATATTGTCTGGATCGTCCACGTATTTGAAAAATTCATCTACATCCATATCGGTTGAGAGGATTTCTCTTATAACTTTGTCCATGTTTGACAAGATCAGAATGTCTTCCTGGTCATCGATCTGATCTTTGAAGTTTAAAGTCGTAATATCTTTACGATCTTCTAAGTCAGAAGCCAGGTCACTCTTGTGTTCCGTAAAGTAGTTGGTTACCAGATTCACAAAGTTCTTTTTGATGTTTGTGATAAAGAAGCGATAGGATAGGTGAATTAATTCCAACGCATCGTCAGTATTCATATCATTTAAGTTGGGATACCCAACTCCTAACTCGCGTTGCATCAAATCATCAAAAAAAGATAGGAAATTGGCAAGATACTCGTCAATTTCATCTTTGGTTTCTTCGTCTTCATACTGGCGGCAGTAATGATACTTCGTTATGAAGGTTTGCACATAGTCACGTTTTCGATGTTCAAATGGATCATCAAACTGTGTCTCAATCCCTTGCATTAATAGGGATAACGGTGCATCTGCCAAAAGCTTTTCCGCCTCTACTTCTGTTGGTTCAAAGTCAGGTATATAGTAACTCATGTAAAATACGTCCTCCGTGATTAAACAAATTTTCGACCATCTCTATGGTCAACTTTAATCTTAAGTTCCGTATGGTTTGAATTGCTATCGCCATATACACCCAAATGTGCTTTGCAGTTGCAATCAGATCCACAACTACAGTTTGGAAGGCCACAACCGTTATTATTGGAACCATTTCCCTTATTGTCGTCATCAGAGCCCTGCTCATCATCGTAACCGGAGTTCTTATCTGCAGTATAAGTTCCATAGAGTGGACACTGGGTTAATTCGCATTTGTTCAATGCATAACACTTCTGATTCTGAATTTGTGCTTCCTGCTGGCATTCGGAGATAACGGGCCTATGAATACCAGGACGAACAAAGGTATCCTGATGGCCGCAATTGCAGCATTGTAAGATATACTTATCAATGCATTTTGGATCATCAAACACTGCTGTTAGGGACCGTCCAAGGATGACTGGAATCATTCGTTTATTGAGTGATCCACAGATTGGACACTTGTATCTAAAAATTTCACTTTTTCCAAATTCTCTCATAAAGAATCCTCACTTTCTGTTTTTAACGGAACTGATGTCTCATAAGACTCTGAAGATTCCGCATATTCAATTAGTTTCTTTGCTGCTTTTAATGATGATGGTGTAAATAAGCAAAGGGGATCGAAACTATGATCCTTAACGTATCGTTTTAGATATTTGATCATGATCTCAAAATGGGAGACATATAATGGTGGTACGGTATCCTGCTTATCAAAGATCAGATGCGCACTATTTTCAATAACCGCATCTAACTTAAATTCAACAACCGCAGTCTGTGCCCACCCTAAAATTGCAGAAGATAAGTCATCCATCTCATCCACATATTTTCCAGGATAGACAATATCGTTTTCTTTGAATGGATATGGGTGGATTTCATCCCAAGCGGTACGAAGACTGACGATGATGTTATTAAACGTATACCATAATAACGGAGAACGATATAGTGTCTCAACCTCAGTACTGATATTCAGAATACCAGATAAGTTATCCACTTTGGTTTCCACTCTTGTTAAGATCGCAGAACATGCATCCATTTTCCGTTTTAAATATTTTCGTTCAATCCAATTGATTCGATAGGTTGCAACTTTACGAAGTGCTAGCTGTTCTTTTAAGTTCATAATGACTCTCCTTTCTGTCTAATAGGATATTGTCCGAAATAAAACAAAAAAAGAACTCCCTAATGGAAGGAGTTCTTTTTCTTTTGCTACTCACGGTTCTGGATGGCTATGCCCATAGCGAGGCATCCACCAATAAATGCAGCTACATTAATAACTGTATAAAGAACCTTACGGGATTTTCTCATATGTGATCACCTCCTTTCAGATTCTTTTATGATTAACGGCGACGACGTCTGGATGATTTTTTCTTGGAAGCTTTTGCAGCGGCTGCTTTCTGCTTTGCTTCCAGCTGCTTCTGAGACATCAGCATATTAGTTGCTTTTGTCTTGATGCTCATGATAGCATCGCGAAGTTCATCGGTTACTGCGTTGTCTGCCAGGTATGGTGTTAACTGAGTCTTGTAGAACTCAGCGGCTTCACTCCATTTTTCAGCTGTTATGAGTTTTCCTGCTTCCTGGAGTTTACCCATTAGTTCCAATGCTTCCGGACTCATCTGCACCTCCTTTTTAGATTCTGGTGCAGTTGTTGCAGCAGTCTCGTCAGACTGCTGAACTGCCACTGCCTCCTGAATCTTCTCTGACATTGTATATGTCAGAGGCTCTTCTACCTGATTTTCATTAGAAGAGCTAGCATCAGCCTGGGTTTCATCTGATACCTGTTTTTTCGCACCACGATTATGTTTTTCCATAATCTCTGGTGTTACTCTTTTTGAAAGCTCTCCATTTGCTCTAGTACGTGCTTCCAAAATTATTGACCGATATGAATCCGGGTTATATGTGTTGCTGATGATGCTAGATGCGATCAAATTGTCAGTGCAGTTGTCGATCCAGTACATACTGTTGAGTGGATCTTTATCACTCTTAGCAAGATTACAAATAGCATTTCCAACCAGATTGCACATGTCTACACACGCATCCATAAACCGATTGCTCTTTGTTGCATCGTCATATGCCAAGAAAGTTGCTTCCGGTTCAGTGATTCCCTGGATTCGCTTTTCGATTACACGGATAAGGTATACCATATCGTTCATCTCAGGGTGATCACGATTAGGAATCTTAGACACAATATCGATAACTTCATTTACGTTATCGATTGATTCCTTGGATACTTCTGCTCTCAGTGTAACGGTTTCGCCATCATCGCTGATGACTGTTGAGTTTCCAATCTGAGTTTCACTTGGAGACTCTTTAGTTGTAGCCTGGGTTTCATCTACAACTGGTTTTGCAGTCTTATTTTCACCTGCTGTCATTTTCGCTTTGGCATCATTGAGTCTTTCAACAGCAGCTTTGTATCTGTTGTTGAAGGTTCTCTTTTCGACTTTTGGAGTATATGTAAACTCCATTACACCAGACGCTACAAATTCGTCAGCAATCATTTTGATGTCTCCAAGAGCACCATGGATACCATCAACATCAGTTATCTTTTCTCGTGAGATATTTCGTATAGCTCTATTTGCATACGCCGTCATATCGGCGCAATATCCACGGAGCTGATCTAATTCTTCTTTATCGAGAGAATCTTTATTCAGCTTATGAATATATCCACCCATACATCTAATACGATATCTCATATCACAACGTTCTGGATGCAGTACCGGAATTTCTTCCATAACAGTGTCGATGCTATCAAGCAGCTTCTGATTTTCATCAGAAGACTTGGTTGAAGTCTTGGTTTCACCTTCAACCTTGTTTGTTTCTTTATGTCCATCTTTGAACGCATCGAAACAGTTTTCAGCAGTCTTAGTTTCACCTGCTGATGGTTTGGTAGATGTCTTGGTCTCACCTTCAACCTTGTTTGTTTCTTTATGTCCATCTTTGAACGCATCGAAAGCGTTTTCTACAGTCTGAGTTTCACCTGTAGATTTTGTACTGGATTTCTTGCTCATTTTGTCTGTTACTCTTACAAGTCTATTGAAGAGCTGAACAGTAGCATCTTTTGTACCCAGTACAAGAGTGCTTTTGTTGATGTACTGCATATCAAAGTATGCACGATCAACCATATCCATATCAGCACCAAACAAGTCTTCAATAACGTCAAGTGATTCAAGTTCACTTGCCTGTCTTGCAAGTTTGGCATTGATGCCCAGCCAGAAATCCTTAACACCGTTCTGCATCTTACGTAATGCAACGGAGATACGTGCGTTATCGCCAATTGTTCTACGACACTGAGCGATACGGCCCATAAGGAAGTCCATCTGTTCGATTCCTGTCTTTACCTCGATTGGCAAAACCATTTCTTTTTCGAATACAGATGCTTCTGTTTCCAGCTGATCTACGAGTTGTGTTGCAGAAGGTTTTTCATCTTCTACAGGTGCTTCGTTTTTGATTTCTTCTGTCTTAGCTTCTTCAGCTTCAACAGGTGCTTCGTTTTTGGTTTCTTCTGTTTTAGCTTCTTCAGCTTCAACAGGTGCAGATTCATTGGTTTCTTCAGTGTCAACTTCATTGAAGCTTTCAACTGTTTCGTTGTTTTCAGTTACGTTTTCGGAACCTTCTTCATCGTCTACATTTGCGTCTTCCAGGTTGTTCTCGTCCGCTACTACATGATGAGATTTGTATACTTTGTGACCAAAGTATGCGGCACCAATACCTGCAAGTGTTCCAACACCAATAGCAATACCTTTCAGTAATCCGCCATTGTTGTTTGTAGTTTCAGTTGTTTCTGTAGCTGTTGTGTTTGTAGTTGCGTTTGTGTTTGATTTGGAAGTAAATAACATAGTGTCCTCCAACGGCTCTTGGGATCTATTGCCCGCCACCGGATCATACAATTTTGGTAATCAAAAGACTACCCAGGAGATCAATTACCTGTGCGGATCTCTTTCAATCCTATTTACTTTTCGGATCAGAGATGAGATGTATTAGGTATTTTATTTCTCTGATTCACGAAAATTATGTATAAATACGTAAAATCACTTTACGGATAATATCTATATACTATTTATGTGGAGGACATAAAAACCGTGGAAACCCCAATAGGAGTCTCCACGGTACAGTAGAACTTAATCTACTTTCTTTCCAAGGCTTTTAATGATTGGGCTCTTGGACTGTTTTAATCTTGCAAACAGAACTTTCATACGTTTGGTTGCTTCAGAACGATATCTCTGACGCATCTGTGCACGATAGAACTTCTTGATCTTACAAGCTTTCTTGTATTTCATATAAGCTGGATCGTTATGAGCACGGGCACAAGTAATTACAGCGATTTCAAACAGCTGGTTTAATCTTGCTTTCTTGCTCATCTTGACAGTTGTTTTATTATAGATTTTAGACTCCGTAAACGCATCGTCATCATCCATTGTGACATCGGCTACAGATTCTTTCAGATCCATAATCAGGCTGTCGTTAAAGAATCCTTCTGTCATACCAACACGAAGATCAGATACAGATTCTACTAAAGAGGTACGCTCTTCTGCGTTCATCTCCCCACGGATTAATGCAGCAGCACCAGCTACCTGCATCAGGTCATCTGCATGCTGTTCTTCATCTGGAGTTAAAGATACTTCCGGTCCTTCTGGAACTGGAGGCTCTTTTAAGGAATGCGCCATGTCGTTTAAGTCGTCGTCGGACATATTCGCGATGTCATCTGCCATATCTTCCAGGTCATCATCGTCAATATCATCGTCGTCATCTTCATCGTCATCAGCATCCAGGTCATCATCGTCGTCATCGTCAGATTCCATTTTTAACTGTCTCTGTACGTCGTCCATGTCGATACCAGTGTCTTTGTACTCACTGTCGTCATTTTCAGTGATTGCTTCAGACTCTTCAGATGTTTCGGCTTCTGTATCTGCATTTTCTACAACAGGTTCTTCTGTTGCAGGTTCCTCTCCGATAACTGAGTCCATGGCGTTGTTTACCATCTCAGTAATCATATCTTCGAAGGAAGGAGTGTTATTGGAATTATTCATGATTTGTATCCCCTTTCTATTTTCGGTTCTTAAGTAAAATCATTAAAAGAATGTCTGGCGATTAGAAATGGGAACACAGTTTATCTAGCACAAACTCTTAATCTTAAAAGCAAAGGAGTTACAATCATTATGGGGAAACAAGCTACCATAGAAGTTACTCAAGAACCCATGCGTATCAATAAAACGATGATACAAAAAAGTGAGTTCATCAAAGAGTACAAAAAACAAATGCGTCATTCACTAAAACGAATAGATTCTTCGATTACGAAAGAAGAGTTAAATGACGTTTTAGATGATATGATTCTTGACCAGGGGATAAGTCCTGGGGTTGGTCTTGATAACAACTATACCGAAGAATACAGAGAAACTACATTGTTATCGGTACTAGATTGGACCTTTGAACGAAAACCAATTATGGCTGGAAACGGGACGTTCTATAAGAATCAATACGAACAAGCCAATCCAGCAAATCACATGTTATTAGGTTTCTTAGGAGACCGTAAAAAAATCAAAAAGAAAATGTTCACTGTAGAAGACGTAACGTCACGATTATACAAAGACCTCGATATCAAGCAGCAGAACAAGAAGGTCGGCGCGAACTCCTAAACCATGATGGGAGTGCGTATGGTGACATACGTAGAAAATCTATCCTTTTGCGGGAAGTTCTGGTAAATACTTACTACCAACTCATCGTAGCGATACAGATGAGGGCGAGACGTAATGGTTAAGGTTCGGTAAAAACGTAAGTATTTGGATAATCCGCAGCGACGTCTCTTACTAGATAAGAGATCCGCTCAACGACTAGGGAAAGCTAGGGGTAACCCGAAAATAAGGTGGTTGAAATACCACACGAAGCGAGTAGGTCCAATTGTGGACGAAATGTAGGTTTTATACCGAAATGGGTAGCTCTCGAGAAATCGAGATGAAGATATAGTCTACACATGATTATGGTGGATCCGGGGCTAAGACCAGCTCATTTTATTCAACTTGGTCAGGTCCGGCAACAACATTATCCGCGCAATCGGTTATATCGACTACAGAGAACTTATTTGAAGCATTTTTGGCAGACAACTATAATTTCTTAGATTTTGATGAGTTCTGTAACTGGGTGGAACTCGTTATGAATGAATACGAAGCCCACGAAGATGATATCAATCTGGACTTCTTAAAACCAGTCAGTGCAGAAGATTTAGCTGCACGATTCAAAATGAAGATCATCGACCTCAATCCAGAGGAAGAAGAGATGATTGATGTGATGGTCGAGCACTTACCAGAGCAGTTACGACCATACTTCTACTACAAGAATAACATGCTTCGATTCATCGAAGATCATGAGGGTGTACGAAACGAAATTGACAAACTCTATGCAAGTGTAGAAAACTACGATACTATTGAGATCGATAAACACGGCAATCCAAAAGATCCATATTGGATGGACCAGATTCCAAAGAAGTTTCGCAAGGAATATGGACCTGGTTTAAAACAGCCAAAAGACTGGAATAAGTTTGTCAATCATAAGATGTTCATTGACCCAAACAGTCCACCGGAAGAAATCAAGGATTCCTTAAAGGTGTTAACAACTGCAATGATGACCTATGTCTATGTGCCGTATATGGCATTTGATCGAATCTATCGATTAAAGAACTTTAAACGTGATACCGTAACAGTCATCGATACGGACTCTAACATCCTATCACTAGATACCTTAATGCGTTACATGATTGCAACCTATTTCCCAGATGGAAAAGATGCGATGGCTTATGGACGTAGTTACAAATCCAATGTCTATATCGGTGTCAATATGATAACGTACTGGATTACAACAGCGGTTGCCGATATCTTGGAAAGCTATGGCATTCATTCCAATATTCCAGAAGAGCATAGATCACGTTATGCAATGAAGAATGAGTTTATGTTTGGACTTTTGGTTATTGGTGAAACCAAGAAACGTTACTTAAGTTCCATCTTACTTCGAGAAGGAAATGTCATCAATCCACCAAAGACAGACATCAAGGGATTTGACTTTAAGAAAGCAACCTGTTCAGAATACGCTGAGCAGGTATTTACACGAATCATCAAAGATCATGCTTTAATGAGTGATGAAATTGAACTTCGAGAGATCATTGGTGAAATCTATGCATTCCGTGATGAGATCATTAGATCCATCGAGAACCATGAAAATAAGTTCTTACCAAACGGTAATGCCAAAGAGTTAGCCGGCTATGCAGATCCATCCAGACAGGCATCGGTAAGAGCAGTTGCAGCTTGGAACATCATCAATCCAGATAACTTGATTGAACTTCCAAGCAAAGTCGGAATGCTTAAGATGAACATCTTCAAGCCAGAGGATATCTTACCACTATCCAAAACGCATCCAGAAATATATCATAGGATTTACGATGGAATCTTTAACGATACTACGGGCATGTTTGTAACTAGACAATGGATCGCGGAAGGTGTTACTTACATTAATGATCCAAAAGTTCAAAAATCCAAAGAATGGTGGAAGATGATCCCAAAGGAATACCAATCCAAATTCAAAGATAAATCATACAAAGTTTGGAATAAATGGGTCAAAGAAAAATACGAGGGTCTGATCGATGATACCGGTCATTTTGAGTATAAATCCAAAGGAATGAACGTTTTAGCGATTCCATCCAATGCGGAAATTCCAGATTGGGCAATCCCATATATCGATATGACCACAATGGTGAATAATATCTTAGCTCCGTTTATTCCGGTTTTAAAGATCTTTAAGTACAAGACTTTAGAGGAAGGAAAAACTAGAGGATCTGTCAATCGAAAGACAGAAGGAATTTCTCGTATGGTTAAATTCTGATACTATTGGGTGGAGACTCTCTTCACCCTTTAGCTATATATTATCTAATTGAATATCAAACAAAGGAGGGCTATTATTATGCCAAGAAGAAAAACAACTACAGAGGAAAAC